TTTGGCGTAATGCACCGCGTTAGCCCTAATAGCTGGAAAACGACATTTACAACTCAAGAGCCGATTATCGACGGCTTTATATTAAACTCAACACTATACGGAGTGCTCGATACCTCCGTATTAGCATACTAAGGAGCAGGTTATGGCAGCTGGACAAGGTTTTAAGACCTTTGTAACGGGTGAGGTATTAACCGCCGGTGACGTGAACGGCTACCTCATGCAGGGTATTAACGTATTCGCAACTACAACGGCCCGAGATGCGGCTATTACCGCACCGGCTGAGGGTCAGTTTGCTTTTACAAAAGATACTAATGGGCTTTGGTATTACGACGGCGCAGCTTGGGTAGCTTCAGGCGCTACCGGTGACATCGAGGGAGTTACCGCGGGCGTAGGTATTAGCGGCGGTGGTACCTCAGGTACGGTAACTATTACTAACTCAATGGCAACAGCGATAGATGCTAAAGGCGATTTAGTAGCAGGTACAGGCGCGGATGCTTTTAGCCGATTAGCGGTAGGTGCTAACGACACAGTACTTACAGCCGACTCAGCTCAGGCAACAGGATTAAAATGGGCAACAGTAGCAAGCGGCGGCATGACATTACTAGCCTCAGGCACACTTTCAGGCACTAGCGTTTCGCTTACTTCAATTTCACAAAGTTACGAAAACCTAATTATTTTTATTCGAGACGCTTACAATGTAGCCACTAATGATTGCACACTTGAATTAAATACCAGCACCAGTAACAGGCAATCCTTAGAGCAAAGAGTGTCGGCCACGGTTTATCAAGTGCAAGCAACAAACGCGCACACTCTTTTCCAAAATCTACCGACAACAGATCAAAATGCACATGCCTACATAATCATTCCAGATTACACGGGCGCAAGTGTGCAACTTGCACAGAGCATAAGTTATAACAGGCGCAGCGGTACAAGTGATGACATGATGTTTTCAACAAGTGCGTTTCCTGCCGTTACAAGTGCCGTCACATCCGTACAATTAAAATCACCCTCCACATGGGGTGGCGGCACTTACGAACTATGGGGACAAAAATAATGACAGACTTAACAGTTAAAGAGCACAACACAGAAACCGGCGAGATAGTAGAGCGCGAGTTAAATGCCAAGGAATTGGCACAGCACGTGGCCTACCTATCCGAGCAAGAAACAAAGAAAGCCGAGCAGGCGGCTAAGGATGCAGCTAAGCAAGCTGTACTAGACAAGCTCGGACTATCTGCCGATGAAATAGCGGCATTACTCGGGTAATGGAAACAAGCTATAACGGATATCCGGCCTCTAAAGATCCTAAAGAGATCGGGATAAAATCGTACTCAGTAGACGGTACGGCTCTAAGGCTTAGGTGCGCCGATAGCGTGGGCCCGTTATTGGCCGCCTTTGCCTCAGAGTTTCACAAACTAATCGAGCCAATAGATGAGGGCGGCCTTGATGATTGGGGCTATTGCTATCGTGTGGTGAGAGGCGATATTACTAAATTATCAAATCACTCAAGCGGTACAGCTATAGATCTAAATGCTACGCGCCATGCTCTCGGCAAGGTGGGTACTTTCCCAGCTGAAAAGGTGCCGATGATCCGGGCTCTTGCTAAAAAATACGGCCTAAAGTGGGGCGGCGATTACAAAAACCGTAAGGATGAGATGCACTTTGAGATCGAAGTAAGTGCCACAAAAGCAAAAGAATTAATAACTAAGTTAGGATTAGAAAATGCCTAAATCGGCTGTATATTCAGTAACTACAACAAAAGCAATAGTAGTGCCACAGGAAATCGGAGATCAAAGCGTGTACCTGCACTCAGCTAGCGGCACTCTTTATTTAGGGGGCGCAGATCTTACCGCGGCTAATGGTTATCGTATGGATAACGGCGATAAACTTTCTTTGATGGTAGGAGATCATCAAGATTTATATGCGATTACCTCGGCAGGTACGTCTACCTTGTACGTACTCTCACAAATCAACTAAGGGCACTTAGGAGCACAAAATGAAAGAGCAAGTTAAAGCCGCAGCCGTCTCATATATGAGAGCTGCATTAAGCTGTGTAGGTGCTTTGTACCTATCCGGTATTTCAGACCCTAAAGTATTGGCTAATGCGTTTATCGCTGGGCTAATCGGGCCATTACTTAAAGCCTTACAACCGTCGGAGAAGCAATTAGGCGTAGGCGCTAAGTAATGGAAAGAGCTCAGCTTTTAATCGGTATCTCCTTGGGGGCTTGTACCATTTTGGGGTTAGGAGCTGGGCTCATCCGTCATTTTGTTAAGTATTATTTATCAGAGCTAAAGCACGATGGCAACGGCGGACACAATTTAGCCGGTCGTGTTGAGCGTATTGAGCAGCGAGTGGATCGTATATACGAAATCCTGTTAGAGGATCGCCTAGCCAAGTAGCGACACGCCAAGCGCGTATAGGCTTTGCTTTCGGACAAAATGCCTCCATACTGATACTACAAACGCTGAGAGGGCTACTCGGTTAGTAGCTTGATCGGCCTTAACAAAGGGCAGATAATGAATAGTTTAGATATCTTGATAGGCTTAGGAGCTTGTGCTCTAGGCTTTATGTTTATGGTAATTGGTTACTCTGTAGGTTTTAAGCACGGGCACGGCGAGGGCTTTGTACGTGGCCGCGCTATCGCTCAAGCTCTGAAAGATAAGGAGCTAATCTAATGGGATTTTTAGATAATTACGAGGACGTAAACGCACGTATTAAGCGTTTTAGAGCTGAGTTTAAGAGCGGTAGATTAGTCGCATATATTGAGAGCTTTGATATTGAGAAAGGCACGATCCTCGTAAGAGCTGAGGCTTACCGCGAGTATGAAGATACGGTGCCTAGCGCCGTCGATTACGCTTTTGGTAACGTCGCAACTTATCCACAAAATATGCGTAAGTGGATGGTAGAGGACACAATTACCTCAGCTTACGGGCGCTGCATAGGACTATTGACTCCAAGCCTCGAGCATAACTCGAGGCCTACGGTGCAGGATATGGAAAAGGTAGAGACTTTACCTGCAAGCGCTGATCCATGGAGTACAAAGGCATCTATCGAGGATATGGCAACTATGGCTACGGCCGTACTCGAGATTGGTAAGGGGTTAGGCGGTGAGTTAGTACCCGCCGCTCCGAGATGCCCTCACGGCACGATGATATGGGCCGAGGGCACGTCGAAAACGGGCAAGTCGTGGGCCGCCTACAAATGCACCGAAAAAAACCGAGCTAATCAATGTACGCCGATGTGGCACGTAATGGCCTCCGATGGCAAGTGGAAGCCGCAGGTATAGAAATGGGCGAGCTTACTTTTATTAAAGGCGGACTAGCTACAACTATTCATGATGACGGATCGACAAGTACTACGCCGGTAGATAAGTGCGACTATTGCGGCGAGTGGGTAAGTCAATTAGGCGGCCTGACTATTCGCGATGTAGGCCTTGAGGTCGTAACGTGGTTGTGTGCAGAGTGTCGCGCCTAGCTAAGGTTATCCTTGATCGTACGCAGGAAATTACTGCTCATCAAAAAGGTCTAGAGCGAGCAATAGCCATAAACGCCGATCCAAGTGATGCTAATCAATTTGGGCAGCAATTTACTAATTACCATGAGTTCATATGGCAAAAGGCTGAGGCTTGCGGAGCTGAAACGGCCGTAGCTAACTATTTTGGTGATTATGCTTTTATACCTAAGGTAAATACCTTTCACGAGGAGGCAGACGTAGGCGCTAATGTCGAGGTTAAATGGACAAAACACGCGACGGGGCATCTCATTATACAAAATAGGCCAAACCCGAGGCCTAACGATGTAGCTATATTGGTTACAGGATGGAGCCCGGTGTACGTGCTACTCGGATGGATGCCGGTCCATATGGCTATGGTGCCTAAGTACAAACATCCTTACCAAAATAACTATTGGGTACCTCGATCTAATCTATTTGAGATGCAATATCTAAAGAGGTCAAACTATGGCGTATAAAACTAAGTGCCGGCTATGCGGCAAGATCACCGATCATATAGAGCGAGTAATCACCGATAACCTGCCGCCTTACGTTAAATCGCTTCAATGCGTTAAATGCGGGGTAATGGGTATAGTCATGATGGAGGATGTTAAAGATGCCTAAAGTATTAGATCTATTTTGCGGGGCAGGTGGGGCCTCGATGGGTTATCACCGTGCCGGCTTTGAGGTTACGGGGATGGATATCAAACACGGTAAACGCTATCCATTTAAGTACATACGTAAGGATGTAATGGAGTTACGGCCTGAAAATCTTGAGGAATATGACTTAATCCACGCCTCGCCGCCGTGTCAAACTTATAGTATTACTCAACATTTACGTAAAGCTCAAGGCAAGAGCACGAGTAAGAAAGATTTACTCGCTCAAGTGCGCTCGCTACTCGTAGCATCCGGTAAACCGTACATAATCGAAAACGTTAAGGGAGCACCGTTAATCGATGCGGTACAGGTGTGCGGCTCGGCGTTTGGGCTTAAAGTACGTAGGCACCGCTTATTCGAGTCTAATCTTGAGTTAAAAGGTACCGATTGCCATCATAAGCAACAGGGTAAGCCTGTAGGTATATATGGCTCTATGCGCGATGAGATCCCGGGCGGTGGGCATACAGCTAAAACCATGGAGCAAGCTAACGAGGCTATGGGTATTGATTGGATGATATGGGGCGAGATGGTCGAGGCTATTCCACCCGCTTATACGCACTATCTAGGTATGCAGGTTAAATTATGAGTTATCCACATAAGTTATCCACACGTGTTAATAGGTTGTGGGACACGCTCAAGATCACGCTCAATGTTGCAACCTATTTGACCTATGGGCTACGCTCCATGCTAGCTGGCGAGCCGCTACCGCGGATAGCTCGCGGGCTATGCTTGGTGCTATTGGCCGGGCTATTTGTATTTAGCAATACAACATATGCAAGTGCGGTAAGTACACAAAGAGATAAAGAAAATTACAAACTTTACGCACATATAAAGCTATTAAATGCCAAGCAATATAGATGCTTAGAGATCCTATGGAATAAAGAAAGTAGATGGGATCCTCGAGCAGATAATCCTAAGAGCTCAGCATATGGAATACCTCAGCTACTTAAACTTAAAGTACATGATCCATTTATGCAGATTGATCTAGGGCTTAAGTACATATTACATAAGCACCGCACTCCATGTAGAGCTTTAGAGTTTCATAACAAAAGGGGCTGGTATTGATGGTACGAGGTAGACAAGATCCAAGAGTGAGTAGAGATTGGAAGCGCGTACGTTTAGCCGTATTAGCTAGAGATGGTTACGTTTGTGCCTATTGTGGACAAGATGCAGATACAGTCGATCACGTGATTAGTATTAAAGCCGGGGGCGATCCGTTAAGTACAGAGAATTGTGTTTCAGCGTGTCGCAGATGTAATAGCGCTAAAGGATCACGCTCACAAGGCGTTTTTTTAGCACGGACGGCTACCCCCCCTGCCTTTCCAAGCTCTGCCTCCCCAAAAACGACAAGTACGGTCCTAGCCGGTCCATATGAGTACGAAACTAAACCGGATGAGTAGTAAAGTGGAGCAAGTGTTCCCGGGCCGTAAGGGGGCTACTGAGCCTCGATTACATAGCCCTTACCTCAAGGGTCCTAATCGCGGCGATGAGATCGCTGAGCTTGCTGAGAGTATTGGCCTACCGCTTTTGCCGTGGCAAGATTTTGTAATCCGTGACATGACCTCGATTAATGAGGATGGGATGTTTAGGCGGCGTAGTAATTTAGTACTTACGTCGAGGCAACAGGGTAAAACTCACCTCGCGCGTATGATGATGCTCGGGCATATGTTTTTATTCAATAGCCCTAACGTGCTCATTATGAGCTCTAATAGATCGATGGCTTTAGACACCTTTAGGCAAGTGGCCTATGCGATAGAGGGATCTAGCGAGCTTAGCAAGCAAGTACGACAAATTAGGTATGCCAATGGCACCGAGTCGATCGAGCTTAAAAACGGACATCGCTTAGATGTAGTCGCGGCAACTAGAGACGGCTCGCGCGGTAGGACCGCCTCGTTTTTGTATATCGATGAGATCCGTGAGATTAGCGAGGAGGGTTTTAGAGCTGCTACTCCGACTACCCGTGCCAAGATCAATAGTCAGAGCTTGTATACCTCTAATGCCGGCGATGCCTTTAGTACGGTGCTTAATGATCTACGCGAGAGAGCTATGTCTTTCCCGCCTGAGACGTTTGGCTTTTACGAATATAGCGCGCCTCAATTCTGCAAGATAACAGATCGTAACGGATGGGAGCACTCAAACCCGGCCCTCGGCTACCTATTCGACGAAAGCGTTTTAGAGGAGGCCGTTAGTACTCAACCGGTCGAAACGACTAAGACAGAAATGTTATGCCAATGGATCAGCTCTACGGCTAGCCCTTGGCCACATATGGCCGTTGAGGATGCAAGCGATAACGATCTAAAATTGTCACCGGGTCCGCTTACTATATTCGCCTTTGACGTGGCACCGTCGCGCCGCGATGGGTCCCTTGTAATGGGCCAAGTTCTCGCCGATGGCAGGATCGGCGTACAAGTACTAGAGGTATTCCACTCCGACGTATCCATCGATGAGCTATTTATGGCCGATCATATTGCTAAGTGGTGTAAAGACTTTTACCCTCGGACCGTTTGCTACGACAAGTACACCACCGCCTCTATTGCCAAACGCCTCGAGATGAACGGCGTACACATAACCGACATCTCAGGGCAAAAGGGTTATCAGGCTAGCGGGGACCTTTACGAAAGCCTTGCTAATAATCGGCTCGTACATCCGGGGCAGGATCAGCTCGTTACTCATTTTGCTAATTGCGCGGCTAAAGAGTCCGATAGCTCATGGCGTATTGTAAGGCGTAAATCGGCCGGGCCTGTAGATATTGCGATCGGCGTATCTATGGTCGTACATATCCTCAATCAACCCATGGCCGAGGCCAAGGTATACATCTAAGACACGACACGTAATACCTGATTTTATGCTTGACATTTTGAGAAAATGTCTCCCATGGGATTACTCCAAACTCTAGGGCTCAAGAGCTCCGACAAGCCTCAGGTAGAGGCTCAGTACGCACCTGCCGTAATGGATACTACGTACGGTTATGGATCTTTTAATACCGGTAATTTTGGATATAACGGCGTAGGTATTGATCGTAATTTTGCTTTACAAGTAGCAAGCGTAGCTCGTTGCCGTAACTTAATTGCCGGCGTAATTGCATCTATTGATTTATCACTATACAAAAAATCAACAGGAGAAAAGTTAGGCTCGCCTGTTTGGTTAGAGCAGCCTGATATTCGCCAACCTCGTAGCCTTACTATCTCGGCTACCGTGGACTCGCTTATGTTTTACGCCGTTGCATATTGGCGCGTTACATCTTTGTATGCAGATGATGGCAGACCATCCGGCTTTGAGTGGGTAGCTAATAACCGAGTTACATATACGACTAATCAATACGGTACAGAGATCCAAGATTATTTCGTAGACGGTAATAAGGTACCTATGGGCGGTATTGGATCTCTTGTAACTTTTCAATCGTTGCTACCTGGTGTATTACAAAGTGCATCTACAACAATTAAAGCTGCATACGATATACAACGCGCGAGCGCGGTAAGTGCAGCTACACCGATGCCTACAGGTATTTTAAAAAATAACGGCGCTGATCTACCGGAGTCGCAGATCCAAGGATTACTAGCAGCTTTTAAGAGCGCTCGCCAAAATCGTAGTACGGCATATTTAACAAGCACTCTCGAGTATGTTCCTACATCTTTCTCACCTAAGGACATGACCTATAACGAGAGCTCACAATATTTATCTACAGAGATCGCGCGCGCGATGAACGTACCGGCGTACATGATTTCGAGTGATATGAATAATTCGATGACGTACCAAAATATTTTAGATGGTCGTAAAGAGTTTGTTGCTTACTCGTTGCAGCCTTACATTTCAGCTATTGAGGATCGTTTATCTATGAACGATATTACAAACGCATCTAATCAAGTACGTTTTGCCGTAGATGATACTTTCTTACGTGTAGATGCTAAAGATCGCTTAGATATCATCGAGAAAATGTTAAATCTAGATTTAATTGACGTAGATCAAGCCCGACAAATGGAGCAACTCACACCGCTAGGAGATACAAGTGCTACTAACGTTTAGCCAAGAAATACAGGCAGCCGATACAGAGCGCCGGATGATATCCGGACTCGTTGCACCTTATGGCGAGGTCGGTTTTACAAGTGCAGGCCCGGTTATGTTTGAGCGCGGCTCAATTACATACGCTGAGGCATCAAATATTAAATTACTAATGCAGCATCAAGCCGATAAGCCGGTAGGTCGCGCAATTAGTTTTAGCGACTCAACAGAGGGCGTATACGGATCCTTTAAGCTTTCGAGTAGCACTCGAGGACAAGATGCACTCGTATTAGCGCAGGAAAACCTAGTTTCCGGCTTATCCGTAGGGGTCGATGTAACGGCCTCTAAGCCAATGGGTGACTACCTGCTCGTTACGGCGGCCGTCCTCAAAGAGGTATCGCTCGTCGAGAGCGCCGCCTTTTCTAGCGCATCCGTAACTGATATTGCAGCGGCTCGGGCCGAGCTCATCGCTGCGACTAGCACAAAAGAAAAAGTAACAACGATTTCTACGACCATCGTAGAGACCGAAACAGAAACAGAAACCGAAAGCGAGGAAGCTGTGACTACAGCCCCAGAAAATACACCGGAGGAAACTCCGGTAGATGCACCGGCCGAGGCTGAAAAAGTCGAAGCCGCTCGTAAGATCATCCGACCATCCG